AGGAAGAAGTAGAAAACCCATGACAAGTGGAGTAGGGGCGATGATAAATAACACCAACTACAAAGACATCGGCATGAATAACCATGATGAGTTAAAAGAGTTTGTAAATGGAGAGCTTTACCTTAACAACACAATCGTCAATACTTGTCTCAAATTCTACAGAAGCGGCGACATATCATATGAAAATGCACTCCTGAGGGCTATTGTACATTTAGCCGAAAGATCGGATGCTTTACAAGATGATTTAGTTAAGCGAATAATGCGTGAATCACCCTCAAATGCATGGAGGGATATAAAATGAACTGCCAAACCTGCGCAACTCCAACTAAATACACAACTGGCTTCTGGGACGGAGAATGCGGTACATTTGGACAACTATTTGATTGTCAAAATCTCAACTGTAAGACAAAGCAGGACAAAATAAAAGACGCTGAATCTGAGGAAGAAAAAAGACAAGCAGTAGTCAAAGCAAACGCCAGGAACGAAGTGCAAATGATATCGATCAGGTCCAAAAGAAAAGAACTGCAGATAACTATCTCAAAGATGGCTAAGTCGCTTGGCATATCTCCTTCAGATTATAGCAATTATGAGCAGTGCAGAGTTGCATTGCCTGTGGAGATGGCGGAGAGGATTGAGGGTATGTTTAGGGATAATGAGGTCAGGGCAATAATGAATCCCAGCGTAGAGGGTGACCCTGTTTTACCGGAAAAGTTAATCAAAACTATGCGTAGAGTCGGAAAGGAAGCGTTGGATAAATGAACGAAAAGGAAAAGCAAAGATGCTACATGTCTTTAGTGGGTTGCTATTGGTTAAGTGTTCATCAGGATCTACGTCCTTGTCGGGGGTGCGATGAGGAGCATCTCCAATATATTGCAGATAAGGAGGAAACGTGGTTCTTTAATGATAAGCCTAACGAAAAAGATTTCTTATGGTTTAATCCTAAAGACGGGAAACTGATAATCGGGCATAGTGAGGATAGTGATAATGGCTAAATACCAGCACTACAAAGGTGGCATCTACACGTTGATAACCCTCGCTGTCCATACTGAAACCGATGAAAGACTCGTGATATATTGGGATAAGGAGGATTTAGTATTCGCTAGACCCTAGGATATGTTTTTTGGTAAGGTTAAGGTAGGGGTAATGAGTGTACCGAGGTTCGCGGAGATTAAGCCAAAGGAGATTGTTCCTGCAGTAAGCACGAATCTTGTTAAGCCTAAAGAAAACTACATGAGTAATCTGCTGAGGAAATACGGGAGGAATAAACCATGACATACGGAATTAGATTTAATCTATTTTTCAAAAGTCAGATAGAAAAGACAAATCAAGAGAAGATTGAGGCGTTGAAACAGTATTCAGTTGGCGATGCGTTAACCTTACTAAGGAATATCGAGGAATCACCTAGAGAGTTCGACGGGGAGATAATTCAAGGGGTTTATGCTTGTTTATTTGATAAAGGTATTATGTGCATGTGATGAGTAGGGAGAAATAAGCGATGAAACAAGAAATAACAAAAGAGCAACTAGAATCTCTTCCAATGACCAAACTGGATAAACTTCATGATTACTGGTTTAGAGGAACGTGGACCGAAAGGAATGCCTTGAAATATTGCATTGAGGTAAAGGGGATTTGCGTTCCTGTTTTAACGATTGGGCAATGTATTGAATTCCTGCGTGACAAGGCAGAATAGGAAACGGATGGAGGCTTAGAAAATGTTTCGCTAACGGAACCGAGTTTAGCTATTAGCTGGAACGAGGAAGCATATCCAGAGTTGGCAGATGCTTTGTGGGGCGCAGTTAAATCGATATTGTAGGGGGTAAAAATGATGAGACAACGGATAATGGCTGATCAACTCCAGCAACTCTCTCCTGACCAACAAAACTGAGGGAATGGTGGTCTATTCACCAACAGCAAGGCGATGTATTTATTTGTCTTGGTAATGACTTTTTAAGCGGAAAAGAATTTGTATGGGATGGAGGCGGCAATCCTCTAAGCCAATCCGTTCCGCTTCTATCAATCGGACAATGTATCCAAATTATAAAGAATGGTAAAAAATCTTTTATTATTGATATTTTTACAAACTCAGTTGAGTTGTACGACACCCATAGAAGTCTGGAAAATGATGAAAGTTTTTCTAAGGGAAGAGAGCTTATGGACACACTTTGGCAAGCAGTCAAGAAAATATTGTAGGGGGAATCCACTGTGTTAACTAAATATTGCAAATGGTTTTGCACAGAATTCATCGACGACAACAAGTGGCTTTTTGAAAGCAATTGCGGCGAAAAGCGTGTAGTATCAAGGAATGAAAAATTTTATAAGCACATTCATCGTGATGACGATCTTAATTTGTGCCCAAAGTGTGAAAAGCCTATTACGGTTGGTGAGTTGATGTGATTAATTTTAGGGTGGTGAAGAAGTTGAATCTATTACCATGTCCTGAATGTGGAAATAAGCCAAATCTAGTTTCTTGTGAACCAGAACATCAAAGTATGAAGTATTTTTGCGGTGTTCACATTTCTTGCGGAGATTGGAAAAGTAGCGAAGAACTAGCTGGTGAGGATTGGAATAAGCGCGTGCAGGAGTACGAATCATCTAAACAACGGGATAATAAAAAGGAATTTAACAACATTTCTAATCTGGAAATAATTCAGCAAGGCAGAATGAAAACATCCATATCCTGCGATAACTGCGATTACGAAACGGGCCTCATGGAACAGAGGGATGCTGTGTTTAGAATTAATATGCATGGTGGGTATTTTATGTTCGACGGAGAAGGCGGGCCGGATAGTAAGTGTCCTGGTTGTGGACTTAACTCATTATGCACAGAAAGTTAATATTGTGGGGAGGATTAAGAGGGATGGCAAGAAAGTTATTTCAATGCGAAAAGTGTAATTCAGTTCACGCTTCAGAGAAGGAAGCTGATAGGTGCGAATCAACCCATTTGGAGCCAGAAAAACAAGAGTTAGTATTTAGTGAAAAAGATAGGAAATCAGAATATCCTTCAGAAGTTAAGTTATGGTTTAATAAGAAGTGCGTTACCTATACTAGACAGCAATAAATAACACAAACAAATACCATCCAACTCGGATGGTATTATCTATTCCAGGTACCAACGTTCGGATATTCTACCTCCCCCACTCTCCCCTGCTCAACTCATCTCTGTCCAAATGCCCTCTTTTGCACAATCTACAAGGATAGGAGGGAGGCTACCCGAACAATCGGCTATATAATGTCGCTATAACGTTCGCCTAACTCTATAACCCTTCTTGCGCTTCTTAGGTTGGAATACTGGAACAGCCTCACGATGCTGAGGCAACATAAAAATAAATAAGAGTGGACCGAATACAATCGCTAAGGTAATCCATGTCACGCTTGTTCCCCCTTTGACATTGCTAACTTTATCACAAGGGAGCGCAATCGGTCAGCCTCTTCCTTCAATCGTTCTGTTTCTCCTAGTAATTCTGAGCAGGCTAAATTAACTGCAGCATTACGTGAGATCCCGCAGCCCTTTGCATAAGCATCTAAATCCTTCAAGAGTGGGGTGGAGAAGTGAATTAGTGCCGGCTTCTTTTTCTTTTCCATGGAGCAACCTCCCTTATATCAAGTTGATATATGTTTATGGGAGTTTGCAGGAAATATGACTAGCTTTTGCTGAAGAATTTCCACCAGGGTTTTTTATTGCGTTGCTGCTGTATCAACTTGATATCGTTGAGCTTCTGTAGCACTTCAGCGTCTCTGCTCTCTGCGCTCCTGCGGCTATCCTCAGCTTTCTCGTAGAGCTTTACGAATCCTTTATCGAATTCTGCCCTCATGTCCTCAAGTTCATCTTGAAGTTTGAGTATAATGTGGTTCTGTTTAGCTAGTTCTTCGAGTAGAGTATGGCGGATATTCTGCGCTAAATCTTCCTGTTGTACTACTTTTGTTCTGTTATTTTCCATCAACTCGGTTGAATTAGGTATAGCGTATCCATACTTTTTGTCAAGGTCCTGCTTTATTTGCTCGTAATCAAGCCCATCTTTATAATGCTTGGCAACGAGCAGGAATAGTTCAATATTTGACTCATCATACTTACGGTGTCGGCCTTCTCCTGATACTTTTAGATATTCTTCAAAGCGATCACGGTAGAAGGCAGCAAGGCTTGCTCCGATTCCAACTCTTTCCGCTATCTGTTTTAGGGTTAAATCCATGTTATGCACAACCTTTCCTGTGGATAACTTATTAATAAGATAATATGTAAAGGTTATTTATGAGTAGTTATTTATGTATGTAGATCTGTTCATTTTGATCAGACGGCCTGTTCATTTTGATCAGGCGTTGCCTGTTCATTTTGATCAGACGGTTTCCTACCCCTGTGGATAAGTCCTGAAACCCCTATAGATGCTCACTATTCTTCTCTAAATAGGCATTCCATAGCTCGTTAAGTTTGCCATAATCTATGGTGTACCACTTAGTATGGTCGCCTTTATCTCCATTTAATTCTACACTTACAACTACCCCTAATCCCTCAAGATCTTTTATCATCCTCCTGATTGTCATTGCCGACCACCACGGGGACTGTTTGTGCCATTGCTCATAAGTATTCCATACCCATCTCCTACGCTCTATAATGACCCCTGACTCCGTGTTGAGCCAATAGTGTAACTTCTGCACAAAGACAGCCTTATCAAGCCCCAGAACCTTAACTAGCCTCTCCTGAATAACAACCAAGTGCCCGTCATGTATGAGTAGGTCAGACTTGTACTCTGTTGACATTTTTGGAATTTGCACAATAAAAAAACTCCTGTCTAATCAAATTAAAGGATGACAGAAGTAGGAATGTGTTTTATACTAAATTAAAGCACATATAGACTCCTGTCGGGGGCCTCTTCGAACAATCACTTTGGCGGTGGGTAGTTCGGAGAGGTTTTTCCTTTTCTCCCTAATTCGACAGGTTGAATCTATTATCCTACCTTAGCTAAAAAAATAAGTAACGAACTCATGGAGATACCGAGGATCGAGTATGGTCAGGTCATTATCAACGACTATCCACTTAAAGAATCCGCCTAAATCCATTTCAATAATCATCCGCAAACCTTCCTTTCTTATCCCATGATACAATATCCCTCCTTTGTATTAAGGGGGTAACAAAAACTATATTTCCGACTATATATTTCCTTATGTGCATAAATGTACAAAAAGAAGAGAGTATCCGATGTATTGCGATTGGATACTCTCTAAATATTCATTTAGACTTCATTTTTTTTATAGTCTCTAGGAGATCGCGGAGGAATATGGGGTCAATTTGCTCGTTGTACAAGTCCTTTGCCAACATAGCGTATGGCAAGCTTTCCTGTTTGGCGAAGAACTCTATTACATCATCCGGTAGATCAACGTTGTTTAACTCGGTGAGTTTACGGAGAGACATGATGTTGTTGTCTAGGAGATAGGCAGAGTCAACTCCAAGCGCTGTAGCTACTTTTTCCAATGCCTTAATCGACATGTTGCTTTTTCCTGTTTCTGCATCAGACAAATAAGACAAGGAAAAACCTGTTAAGTCGCGCAGATCGGCAAGCGTCATTCCTCTTACAGTTTCTCTTATATATCTAATTTTGTGACCATAGTCCATTTTACATATCCTCCATCCATGTAAAGTATTATCTAATTATTAGTATTCTCATTTACACATGTTCGTTATAACTGAAACTAAATATTTTTACAATTATTCCGAAATAGGCTATATTTATGCTTGATTTATCGCCGTCACCGATATATACTAAGCATATGTTATAGATTAATGGTCTAGAACTCCGAAACCAAGTATTCGGTATTACTTTAAAAGGGGGTGGATGAATTGACAATCGGCAGCCAAGTTCGTAAATATCGAAATAAGAAAGCATGGACATTAAGCGAGCTTGGGGAACGCGCAAAGCTCAAGGGTAACACTCTGAGCGATATTGAAAATGATAAGTGCGATCCAAGTTTAAGGTCGCTAAGAAGGGTAGCTGAAGCCCTTGAGATCGAAGTTGCCTGCCTGTTCCAAACGGTGTAAATCTTTCTTTTTTATTTTACTATTTAAAAAGTCCATTAACCTTAATCAAACCTTCCGATTGCCTGACCAGCAAATAGAAGGGAGTCAATTACCTTTATTTTATTTAATGGATTTGGCATACTTCCAGTCAATCAATACGGACCAGGTATTGATAAGCCGAAAGTACGCCGAATGAGCAACATTGCTCTGAGTAATTTTTCGTCCCACCACAGAACGATTCAGGTACTTCAATACCTGCATTAAACACCGCCGTAGTCCATAGGGCTTGTTTGCTACGCTCTTGTTTAACTGTGTTCAGTTTACACTATAAACAATAGCTTGACAAGAGGTTTTTCAATTAATTTATGACAAATTTGCAAAAAAGTATTAGAAAAAGTATGTTTTGGAAACGTTTCGTCAAGGAGGGGAAGGTAATGGAGAAGATTCTAGTAGATGAATTCAGACGGTTGACAGGCTTTAACGGTGGCGATATTGCCGCTAAGTACAATGTTAGTCGGCAGTTTGTCCATCAAGTATTGAATAATTACTCGTTAACACATAGGGCGAGTTCGGCATTCTTCCTTAACTCAATGATCGGAGAACAGATTTCATCACTGAGAAGACAGATACAGGACTTGGAGTTATTACAGGTCAATATTGAGGGTAGCGTAACGAATAGGGAGGACAAGCATGAGTAATTTAATTCCGGTTGAATATCAAGGTCAAAGAATTCTTACGACTTCACAATTGGCCGAGTCGTATGGGACGGACAACAAACACATATCTGACAACTACGTCAACAACTCATCAAGGTACACCATCGGGAAGCATCTATTCAAATTAGAAGGAGAAGCACTATCTAGGTTCAAAGAAGGGTATCCGAAAATTTCCGATAGCCTTAAATTTACCTCAATCCTTCTGCTCTGGACAGAAAAGGGAGCATGGCTCCATGCCAAATCTCTCAACACTGACAAAGCATGGGAAGCGTATGAGATATTGGTCGATGATTATTACTCAGTCAAGAAGTCGTTACCTAAATCAAACGTACCGAACGAAGCACAAATGCTAAGAGCACAAGCAATGCACAAAAACGCAGTTGCGGCACAAGCAAAGCTAATGAAGGAAATTGCATCAGAGTTCCAGAGCAAGTTATCCGGCGAAGCTGTTCAACTTCTACTAGGTGGAATTACCGAACTTCTAATGGGCAGGCCACTTCTCCCGATGCCGACGATTGATAAAACTTACACAGCTACGGAGATTGGCGCAGCATTGGGAGTTACCTCAACTAAGATCGGCAAGTTAGCAAATGCGAACAATCTCAAAACGGATGAGTATGGAATTACTGTGCTGGACAAGTCCCCATATAGCAGTAAGCAGGTTCCGGCGTTTAGGTATAACGAATGTGGGTTTGAGAAGCTGAGGGAGTTAGTGGGTGAATCGGAGTAATGGTGGATATCGAATTCGATGAAGAAAAACCATTATCAGAAGAAAGCCGCGTTCACCTAATCGAAGGAGCCATAAAGCACAGAACGCAAACTGAAAGTATACCAAACCTAAAAGGTTTTACCGAATATCTACTAAGGAGTCTTATGAATGACGAATGCCTACGCTGTCAACTCTGCAAATCAAACATGGGGAAATGCAACGGTAAGCAAGGCGGAAATCCGTGCTTGATGTTCAAGAAGACTAAGGTTGTTCATTTTGAAATCAAATAAAACCGAGGTGAATCATGTCAAACCAAACGCTCGAACAACGTATCGCATCCCTCGAAAAAGAGGTATCCGAACTAAAGGCACAAGTTGCCAACCATCCATCATTCGAAGTAATTCGAGACGCATCAATTGATATTTTTCTCGAAGTGATCAAGGTTCAAAGGAAATTATGGGGTCGTAGTAATCAAATGAAAGCGAGGAAATCTAATTGAAAACTAACAACCCAGCCAATCAAATCAGTCAAGCGGCCAAATCACGCGGTCTATCCTACTGGGAGTACATCGAATCAACTCAACCCCATCATGTGCAAAAGTTCGTTTGGGGTGGAAAGAAGGAAACTGCCAAAGAGAAACGCGAGGCCGTAGACAAGGTTATCTCTCGTCTCGGTAGTTCAGGTAATCCCATGGCGAGGTTGTTCGCTCAAATGCGGAGTTTGATTGGGAAGAGGAGTGCTTATTGATGAAAATATACGTGGCGGGAAAGATCACTGGGAATGACAATTTCGTCGAACAATTCAAGCAAGCAGAAACAATGCTGAAGGAAAAAGGGCATGTTGTAATTAACCCATCGTTATTGCCTATTGGGTTTGAACACGGAGAGTATATGAGCGTGTGTCTACCGATGGTGAGGATATGCGATGCCATCTATTTACTGAATGATTGGGGGTCTAGCAGGGGTGCAAATATGGAAAAGGACTATGCCGGATGTTTGGGCAAATTGATCTTTTTCGAGGGAGATACGCCATGCAGCATCAGAAAGCCGGAAACCAAGTGAGGAAAGATCAAAAAAGGCGTTTATCTTATCAGGAGCAACAACGCATTAAGGCAAACTACGGCAAAACCTTTAAGGATGTTCTGAAGTCGGTGCAGTTAACTGAAGGTCAGTTGAAAGTTTTCACATCAAAGTTAATTAAATAATCAAAAAGGAAGTGCCCAATGAGAATAAATATCAACGAAAAATACTGTGTAACCTCAAATACCAACTCCATGATGGTCAACCAAAGAAACGTTCCACCTAAGTTCGACAAGGATGGCGAGGAAGTTCTTACCACGATTGCCCACCTACTCACATTGAATCAATGCTATAAATTCCTTCTTCGCCATCAAATCAGGATTTCCAAGGCGACTGGATTCAAGGAGCTAATGGAGGAAGTTGGCCGGATTGAGAAGGAGCTAGACGATTCTATAAGGATTTAAGGGGGGCAAGAGAATTGCAAACATGGGAAATGGTTAAGGAATTGACAGAAAATCCAACCAAGGAATTCGAAAGAGTTGGTGACAGGAAAATATTTAAAGCATCTCCTAAGATTAAGGGCGGACTAGTAATTACGCATTATGTAAGTGATTTGCACACTTCATTCGAGTGTATAACCTTGACAGACGATTGGGAATTAGTACGCACGCCTGTTAACTTCTTAGCGGCAACCGAAAGCGGTAAAGATATTAGACCGGAAGGCTATGGAGGCGCGTATTATTCTTTAGCTTATTGGTTGAACGGTAGACTTGACGCATCCATGATATGCGGAAAATGGCTAATCGAATAAAGGAGGTATCCCAATGGTGAAGCAAAAACCTCAACTCTGCCTTTGCGGCAAAGAAGTCAACTTGCCAGATGGAGAAGTCAAAACAGTTTGTTCCTGCTCTAGGCCATGGGAAATCAGCACTGAAGGAATCCTGTTCACTAATTTGATGTTCTCATTTGAACCTGTCGAGAAGGTTGCCCCTTTTTTAACGAAGGATCGTCCGAGGAATAAACGAAAGAGAAAGGCAGGAATGAGTAAATGAAAACTGTAGAGGAAGTCACTAAACTAGCAGCAGAGTGGTGGTCCGATAAGGTTTGTCACCCTAAGTTCGATAATGGAGACTCTTCGCAAACTGGTGGTATGACTATGATGATGGCGATGTTATGCACAAAACCTGTTCAAAACGATTCCAAGCAACTATTCACTGATATTTTAGCTAAAAAGATTATCCCAGTACTCGAATCAATAGACCGTGATGTTATTTTGAGCGTTGACTACGGACCAGACAGGATGCTTCACGATGCGGCGCAAGAAGCCGATATACCTTCAACGAACTTCCCGTGGAAAACAACTATGTGGATCACTAATCATCATGTCGCTGTTCGCTATGGGTATCGCGCTCCGATTGAATACTTGTACATGGATATAGATTATTGCGAACAACAGATTGAGAGGCATAAGCAAAGCATTGCCCATTACCGGGATGAGTCCTACTTTTCATTCTATGAGGATGTTGAATACCGCAAGAAACAAATGCGTGAGGGAGAAACAGAGGCAATTGAGCAATTGGAGTTATGGGAGAAGAGAAAGGCGGGATTCGGATGTTCAAAATCAAAGTAATCGGCAAAAGAGTCTGCGAGGCAATTGGCAATCAGTTAGTGCGTTTCGAGTGGTTTCGGAGAGAGGTGCAAGCTTATGAGGATAGGCAAGCAAAACAACTGTATGAGCAGAAGATGCAGAGGAATAAGGATCACTGGGCAGACCTGATGAAGTCAGGCGGCAGTATGCGGAGCGAGGATAAGGAAGATGACAGCATGAAAGTGGTTGAACTGTTTAATCCAGTGTTCTCTCGGATGGATTGTGTAAATTGGGGCGAAAGGAACAAACGCTATGACCGCATATGAAGAAGAAGTATTGTCCATCATCAACACCCTCCAAATACCTCAACATATGAAGGGGTTCAAGCTCATCACAACCGCAATGGATCTTATCAACTCAAATCCTATGTACCTCCTAAAGTGGGCAAAGCTCCACGGCAAGATTAGCGAACTCCACGACTGTTCGCCTCGCCAAGTAGAGGGCAATATCTATCACTGTCTGCAATGTGCTAAAACTGATTTTTATACTCAGAAGGAAGTGCTAGGCACTAATTACGAAATGGGAACAGCCGAGTTCTTGGCAACATTGCATCGAGTAATAACGATTCGGATGGCAGATAAGGAGGAACTGTCATGCGTAAATTGACCAAGGATGAGCTAAGTGCAATCCAAGACCTATCGGACAATACATCCCTAATTGAGCAAGTTAGCACCGACCGCCATTCCAATACATTAACCAGAATTACTGTGATATCTCAGGTTAACGCTGATTGGGATCGAGTAGATGCCTTACTAAATAGCATCTTTCCAGAATTGGAGTATCGCGGAAAGTCTGGAATCGATACTAAGGACGGAATTATATCAGAACATTTCTCAATAGATGTTGATGGAGAAACCTTGATAAATCTTTGCATGAAAAAGGACCCCACTGCAATGGAGTCCGAAGGAAAAACTACTCAAGAACAGTTTACCAGAAATGATGAAGTTTTAGAACTACCAGGGCCATGTGAATCTTGTGTTTAAGGGCAGAGAATGGTATCGAGAATTTCATGAGCAGGATTATGAAAACTCTGGGGATGAATTAGAACACGAAGATGATTTAGGGAACTGCACAAAATGCGAACACAATTCCTACTGCACAGGAGGGTGCCTAAATAGAGCATCGCATTGCTGGAAATTTAAAAAGAAGGAAGAGGTATAAATATGAATCAAACCGATATCAGACTCCAATCGTTATCCCTTAAAAACTTTAAAGGGGTAGAGGATTTTACCCTGAACTTAGGCGGCGCGAATGCTGATATTTTTGGCAGAAATGCCACAGGCAAATCAACCTTATTTGACAGTAGCCAATGGCTTCTTTTCGGGAAAGATTCTTCCGGAAGGGCAGACTATCAAGTGAAGCCACAGGATAAGGATGGAAACGAGATCCATCACTTGGATTGCATAGTAGAGGGTGTTTTTACGGTTAATGAAAAACCACTCAAACTCAAGCGTCAACTCTCTGAAAAGTGGGTTAAAAAACAAGGCACTCAAACGAAAGAATTCACAGGTAATGAAACAAAATACTGGGTCAACGATGTCCCAGTAAAGGCTAAAGACTACGCTGTCGAAATCAACATGCTCATAAAGGAGAATATCTTTAAGCTCCTGACAAATCCCCTCTTTTTCAATACGGATGGCAAGGGTTTTGGTTGGCAGGAAAGAAGAAGGATTCTTTTCGAGATATGCGGTGATGTTTCGGATTCGGATGTTATTGATTCATTGGTTACTGTAGGTGATAAAAGCATGTTAGATCTGCAGATGGTCATTAACTCCGGCAGAACGATTGACAATCACAAGTTGGTAGTTGCCGACAAGATCAAAAACACTAAATCCCAAATGGATGGGATTCCTTATCAAATCAATGAGCAGCAACGAAGCATTACGGTAGATGCAGTAGATTACACGGCGACTAAAGCATCTCTACAGGAGCAGAAAGACGCTTTACGGGCTATTGAATTAGAACTAGCTACAAACGCACAAGGGGCTAGTTTGTACCGTCAGAAACAGCAACAGGCGTATAAGCTGCAGAACGAATTGGATGCCCGAAAGAAGGAACTTGATAATTACTCGTTGTCTGGATTAAAAAAGGCAATCGAGGAAAAATCGCAACTCGAAGGAGAGAGATACCTTATCTCCGCAGAGGTTAAGAAGTTGGGTTCTAATTCGGAATTAAGGTCCATGGAACTAGAAAATATCGAAAGGTCAATTATTGAGCTACGTAAAACATGGGCAGAGGAAAACTCCAAGCAATTCGTTGCCCCTGATGGATTTAGTTGTCCAACTTGTGAACAACCACTACCCGAAGGTAAGGCGCAGGAGAAGATCGACAAGTTAAAAGAAAACTTTGACAAGAATAAAATTCAGGTTATCTCTGGTATTCGTAAGCAGGGTACAGATGCAGGAAATAGATCTGAAGTTCTTAACGAAGAAAAAGTATTAGATGCCGAGACTCTAGCCAAACACGAAATCAGATTAACTCAAATATACGAGAGAATTGTTGAGTTGGAAAATGACATAGAGTGTGAAAAAGCCGAACGCGGCAACAGGTACAACTACTCTCTTGATTTGAAATATTCAAGCCTGACCGACGAACTCCAAGCCCTACAAACCGAACTAAATAAACCCATCGAGGACACGACAACCGAACTCCTCACCAAAAAACAAGAAACAACATCACTAATCGAATCCCTGAATAAAACCCTCAACCAAAAGGAAGTAGTCGAAAAAGCCAAACTTCGCATTGAAGAACTCAAGTCAGAAGAAAGCAAATTGGCGGCAGAACTAAACGAATACGAGCGTCAGGATTTTCTAATTAAAGAGTTCACAAGGGCGAAGGTTCGTATGTTGGAGGATTCGATTAACAATCGATTTAAGACGGTTAAATTCAAACTATTCGATACGCTGAATGATGGAACACAAAAAGAAGTTTGCCGGACACTTGTCAATACAAACGGGGTACTGGTTGAATTCGATGGAGCCAATAACGGCGGAAAGATCAATACAGGATTAGAAATTATTGGGCTTTTGTCAGAGTTTTACGGGGTTAACTGCCCGATATTCGTGGATAACGCAGAGTCGTTAACTAGTTTTGTGGATGTTAATGCGCAGGTTATTAAGCTAATTGTAAGCGAACAGGATTCCAAATTGAGAGTGGAGGTACAAGTGTAATGGCAAACGAAGTAGCTGTAAAGCCAGAATCCGAACTAACCATGTCTGAGAGATTTACAAACAAGGTACTTGCTGAATTTAAAAGTGGAGTAGGGGGAATAGTTCTTACCAATTTCCAACATCGTCTAGTTCAAAACTATTTCATCGTTGCCGATATGGCGCTAAAATCCGCAGAGGCGAAGCGCCTGAAGAAGACTAAGAACAAGGACCCATTACCCGTCACTTGGGCCAATGTGGACATGGAGAAACTTTCTCAAAGCGTTGTAGCTGCCGCGAGGATTGGTTGGGACCCTCAGCAGGACAACCATGTGAGCCTTATCCCTTATAAGGAAAACGGGGCTACTAAATATAACCTGACGTTCATGTCTGGGTATCGAGGTATTGAATTAAAGGCCGTGAAATACGGTCTAGATGTCCCCGCTGTTATCGTTGAACTAGTTTACTCTACGGATAAATTTAGGTCGATAAAAAAGGACCACAAGAACAAGGTTGAGCTTTATGAGTTTGAAATTACTAATGACTTTGATCGCGGGACCTTGGTTGGTGGGTTCTACTACCATTCATTTGAAAACCCAGAGAAAAACAAACTTGTCGTCATGCCACTAAAGGAAATAGAAAAAAGAAAACCGAAATACGCTTCCGCTGAGTTTTGGGGTGGGGAAAAGGATGTCTGGAAAGACGGAAAACCAGTGGGTAAGGAAAAGATAGAAGGTTGGTACGACAAGATGTGCCACAAGACCATTTACCGGGCTGCCTACAAAGACATCACTATCGACAGTCAAAAGATCGACGATGATTATCTTCGACTCAATCAAATGGAAAACGAGTTCAAGGAAGCTGAAGTTGAACAAACGATTGCCGAAAATGCAAACGGTAATGTCATCGATATTCAATCTGAGGACGTTTCAAACGACCACGAAACTGAAGGCATAACCGATGCAGAGATAGTTGAAATGGACAAACTAGCCGAAGAATTGAACAACCCACCAACTGGGCCGGGGTTCTGATATGAACCTAAAAGTTATCAGTTCAGGATCAAAAGGGAATGCCTACATCCTCCACACTGACACCGGAAATCTTCTCTTGGAGTGTGGGGTTCGGTTCAAGGAGATACAACAAGCGTTAGAATTTGACACAGCAAGCGTTCAGGGTTGTCTATTAACTCACTCACACAATGACCACAGCAAATGTACCAAGGACATCTTTGAGGCTGGTATAGACGTTTATATGACCCCTGACACGGCAACCGCAGTTAAAGCAGAGGGGCATCGGTTAAATATCATCGAGGCAGGTAATCAATTCAATGTGGGGGACTTCATTGTCCTCCCATTCCCTACCGAGCATGATGCGCCTGGATCAGTAGGATATTTAATCCAATACAAACCAACGGGCGAAAAGCTAATTTTTGCAACAGACACATACTTTATTCGCAATCGTTTTTCTGGACTAGATTACATTCTCATAGAAAGTAACTACTGCAAAGACACCCTAGACGCAAATATCGAGGCCGGATATATCTCTTGCGAACAAAAGAACCGTTTACTAGAATCTCACTTTTCGCTGGAACACGTCAAAGAGTTTTTATCGGCAAATGATTTGTCTAAAGTGAAGGTCATCGTCTTATTGCATTTATCAAGTGCCAACTCGGACGCAAAAAGAATGGTTCAGGAGATTGAGAAATTAACAGGAAAAGTCGTTATTGTTGCGGAGGCCGGGAAAAATATACCACTTGAGCTTTATCCTTTTTAAAAACAAAGGGCAGCTAACAACTGCCCAATCGAGGTGAAATATGTTCACTTACTATATCCAACCAACTCACTACGAGCAAGCTGAGAAAAACGGCATAAGCGCACACACATTAGAGCGTCGAGTGCGAGAGTCTGCTTGGCCTATGGAAAAGGCAACAACAACAAAGCCACAACAAAGAACATCCTGCAAAGAATGGGCAGACGTAGCGAAGGAAAATGGCATTAGTGCTAACTCATTCTACCGCAGGGCTAACCAGTACGGATGGTCACTAGAACGAGCAGCAACTCAACCTATTCAGGATCGCAAGGGACAAGCGGAACACGCTAGAAAATCGAAGAAGCGAGTTTATCCCTTGAAAATCCTGAAGAAGGCGAAAAAGAACGGCATACCGCTAGGGACATTTCGCGCAAGAGTCAGGTTGGGGTGGACGCAGAAAGACGCTGCAACTAGACCAGTCATGACGAAGAGGGAGATAGGCCTAATGGCAAAGGGTACGAGTCAAAGGCTAATTAATAGCATTGCAAGAAGGGAGATAAAACAATGAAACCACTAGGCATCTCAATAACAATGGACTCATTCGGCAGAATTACAATCCCAAAGTCGCTCAGGTTATCTATGGGATACGAGCCAGCTACGGCATTGGAAATGTTAGCCGACGGGAAAGGGTTGCGGATACAGAAGCACTCGATAGGATGCATGTTCTGCGAGTCTGAGGTTAAGGTTGTGGCATGGCATGGGGATAAAGTTTGCAGGGCATGTGCGAGTGATATTTTGTCTAAGGGAGTTAAGGAAGGGGTTGCTGAAGGATGAAATTATATTCCATGATCGAAGAGTTAAGTTATGATCCGAAAATTCAATTTTCAAGCGATAGGGACGAGAAAATAGTATTTGCCAAGGTTAATCCGTTTTGCATAGGTTACATTAACTCTGCTCGAAGGTTTTGTTTACTAGAAATGTGCGAGCATGATTTAATGGCTGATTGGGAAAAAGTTCGCGAGAAAGTTGATTTCATGACAGCCGCAAATAGCGGAAAGCGAATCAAGCCAATTAATCACGATATTGACGGGTTCCTTTATTTTAACGACTGGAATTTATCGTTAGATATGATCAATGGGAAATGGGAAATAGAGTAGAGGAGTGGTATTGATGAAAACTGGCGAGATTTATACCCATGCGCTGACTAATCCAAAAGCTAGATTTATGAGTAGCGAAAATGGTCCATTCCCCGAATTTGAGGCTCATTTTAACGAAGTAGGCAAGTTGGTTACGGGCGAAGGGAGAGATGAGTCATTAGTTTATGCTCCGTATGATATGGAATGGGAATTAGTTCCTCAAGAAGTAACCTGGCACGAAGCGATAAACTTATGGCTGGATGGAAATTCTGTTGTATGTGAATACAAAGGGAATAGGCATGGCTTTGATGCTGGAGGAATCATCATGGCAATGCATGTTGATAAAGAAAAGTTGAAGTATGGAAAATGGTACATCCTGTGACCACTCCTAAGCGTAAATGCCTAGTCTTAAAATGCATATTCAATTCAGGCTATCCAACTCAACACTGCCAAGTATCTGTTCCTAAATGCAAGTTGAGGGATGAGGGGTTTAGAAATCTTGAAAAGGCGATGAAGGACGAGTAAATAATACAGCGAATAAAGGCCGGGTAATTCCGGCCTATGGAGGAAATAGATGGAAATATTTCACGACCACTTTCAGAACTACAAGCGATATAACATCCCAAAGGCTCAATTGGTAATAGCAGACATTCCTTATAATATTTCCACGAACGCTTATGCTAGTTCGCCTTCTTGGTACAAGGATGGTGACAACAAAAACGGAGAGAGTGAGCTTGCTAAAACATCATTCTTTGATACGGACGAAAACTTTAAAATACCTGAATTCATGCACTTCGTAAATACCATGCTGAAAAAAGAGCCGAAGGAGAAGGGGCAAGCTGGCTGCATGATCGTTTTTTGCGAGTTTGAGCAACAATTTTCCTTGATAACAAAGGCTAAAGAGTACGGCTTTAATCACTATATCAACATGGTTTTTCGCAAAAATTATTCAGCGCAGGTACTTAAAGCAAATATGAAAGTGGTAGGGAATTGTGAGTATGCCGTTCTCTTGTACAGGGATAAGCTGCCCAAATTTAACAACAACGGGAAAATGGTATTCAACTGCTTGGATTATCAAAGAGATACCGAGACACCAAAGATTCACCCAACCCAGAAGAGTATTCATGTCATAAAACATCTTATTGAGATTTTTACGGATGTGGGTGACGTAGTAATAGACCCGTGCGCTGGAAGTGGAGTCACCTTGCTTGCTGCCGAGCAATTAGGGCGCAAGCCTTATGGATTTGAGATTAAAAGGAATTACGTTGACGATTTCAAAAACAAATTAGCAAATAGTGTGCAAAGATCATTTTTCAATCTTGAATTTGAGCAGATGCAGCTACAGAAGGGGTAAAAAAAATAAGGCAGAGATTAATCCTCTCTGCCGACTGAATCCTTATTTAATCCATCTTCTGCTAATTTGCAAATCTGCTGACTAAATGAACGCTTCTCCCTTTCTGATAGCTTTAGAATTTTATCGTGTAGATCCTGATCAATCGTTATGGTTATTTTCTTCTTAGCCATATGATACACCTCCAATACATCAAGTATAGCATATGCCATACAAGGTGTAAATATACATGGTATGGTATGGTAAACGGTGGCAAGGTATGGTATAATACTAATATAGGAAGGAAGTGGTGACAAGATTGAAATACACAGTCTTAGGGTTTCAACAAGAGAAGTTAATAGAGAACGGGTTATGCATGAATGATGCCTTAATATTAAGGACTATAAAGGATATGTACTCCTCGGCATCAATGGAATTCAAAGATTTCGATGGAATTAAGTACGTATGGATTAACTACACATATCTAGCTAAGCAAATACCTATTATAGGGAAAAAAAGATACCTAATGAGTAGAATCGAATCATATGGAAAAGAGCATCTCCTATTAAGGGTTCTAGAAAAAACAAGACATGGGCAAAAGGGAAACTTCTCCTATGTATCACCTACTGAAAAGTTGGATAATCTGCAAGACTATGACCCTTATGCACAGAACGCACAAGGGGGCTTATGCACAGAACGCACAAGCCTTACGCATGAATCGCATAACAAAGATACTTCTATTAGTGATACTTCTATAAATAAAATACCCTATGTGGAAATAGTGGACTATCTTAACCTGCAGACTAAATCTTCCTATAGGTCTAGCGGAAATTCCATAAGAACTCTGATTCATGCAAGATGGGAAGATGGATACAGGCTAGATAATTTTAAAAAGGTTATTGATAACAAGGTGTCTAGTTGGACTGGAACTGAACACGAAAAGTATCTTAGGCCGGAAACATTGTTTGGCACAAAGTTTGATAGCTATCTAAATGAAAAAGGTTCATCCATCAAGAAGTCAACCAGTCCACTTCAGGGGGAAGATGCAAGGGCAATGCTTAGGAGGCAAAGAGAAGAATTGAAGTCGAGAGAGGATGTTAAGTCGTGACATTAAACGATACTATTTCAATGCTGGAAATCATCACTGACTTTTATCCAGAAATGAAAATGACAGAGAAAACTCCTGAGCGTTGGCAGATGTTAATTCATAAAATCAAAAAAGAGGATATGTGGAGATATGTTCAGCAGTACGTTTCTGAAAGTAATAGGCCGCCGCACATATCCGATTTTAAACAGATGTGGCAGGGTGATCCTTCGGCAGTAGCTTGTAACGATAAGGTGGGTGAATGAAGATGTTGGATGATTTAAAAAAGAATGAGTTTGTGAGTTTATTCCCAGCTAATAAGAAAAGCACGATTTGCAACAAGATACTTGAGCAAATACGTTTAGGGGGGACTAACAGACTTGGGATTGCCATAAGCGTAGTATCTAAATTGAATAAATACCCAGACGATAATGGCGATTTACTGTTTACCCTTGGGATGAATAAGGACCTATTCATGGATGCGATTACCTACTACATCGAACACGAAAAGCTGTCTCATGCTGAAAAGGAAGAACTGAAGCGTTCTAAGGGCAAGGAATATATCGAGGTAAATATGGGGCAGCAATCTATTACTGAAAAGCAAATATGGAAGCTCAATAAGTTGGGGTACGAGGGAACCTATGATTTAACAAAGCTTGAGGCAAGCCGAAAGATCGAAGAGCTTCTATGAAGAAGGAAGGGTTCATAAAGAACATTCCTCCCGAAATGCAACGACAAAAGAATTGGGTTGCATGGATCTTGAAGCAGAACAAAGACAATCCTACGCGAATGGATAAAGTTCCGGTCAATGCGGTGACTAAGGGTATGGCTCAATCCAATAATCCCGAAACATGGTGCAACCTGAATATCGCATTGGAGTATGCAGCCAAGAACAACTTGAACGGCATCGGGTTTATGCTATCCCCCCCATTTGTAGGTATAGACATAGACCATTGCATAAATGAGCAGGGAGAATTATCCCCCTTGGCTGATGAGATTCTAGAACAGTTACCTACTTATGCTGAGATTTCCCCAAGTGGGACAGGACTCCATATCTTCTGTAGAGGAACATTACCACCCAAGGGACGCAAGAATAGCTCTCTGGGGCTAGAGATTTACACGGAGGGGCGTTTCCTAACCTTCACCGGTAAACTGCTCACTAGCCACCCTCCAACGCTTGCAGATTGCAACGAGCAGATACAGGCTATACACGCTAAATATTTGGACAAGCCGGAACCTCCAAAAAGGGAACGAGTTTCATCTACAGTAACGCTTGGAGGTGGTGACGTTTTAGAAAAAGCCATGAGTAGTAAGAATGGAGATAAGTTCAAGGATTTATACAACGGAAGCTGGCAAGGATACGCATCATCCCAAAGCGAGGCCGATCTTGCATTCTGTAACTCATTGGCATTCTGGACCGGGGCGAACGAGCAAACTATGGATTCAATTTTTAGGCAATCGGGATTATTCAGGGATAAATGGGACGAACGACATTTTAGCTCTGGAAAAACCTATGGTCAGTCTGTGTTAGGAAAGGCCATAGACGGATGCAACGAGGTTTATAGGGTGAAGGAAGAAAGAATAAAAGAGGTTATTCCGGAGGTAACGGCAGACGAAATACTTTCGGGTCCAAGTAAGCGAGCGGACATGTTTTTCAGACAGTCGTATCGCCGGACAGGGATACTTGGGTACAAAATAGGAGATCAATTCAAGGACTTAATGCACAAGTTGGATGGAATACAACCTGGAATGTACCTTTTGGGAGCAATTTCTAATGTCGGAAAGACGAGCTGGCTACTAAATTTATGTAAAAGCCTGGTTGAAAATAACGAAGAACTGCAAGTTGTATTCTTTTCGATTGATGATAATTTCAGGAAAATATATTACCGACTTCTGGCAATGCAAACGATGCAGGAAATTAACTTCGTCTCAAACATCGGACAGCATGTCACTTATAACAAGGAAATGAGCGAAGAAGATAAGAAGAGCAAACTATCTACCCTTGAGGTTGGGAAAGCAATGATTGATGTCCTACTAAGCAGGTTTACCCTTCTTGATGAAATGGACGGTAATAGCCTGGGGTACATCGAAAAAACCATCGAAAAGCTGCATGAACTTAATCCAAGATTGGTCGTGGTGGTTGATAACTTCCATAAGATACGAACCCCATCCCGGGGAGCATCGGAACCAAAGAACAGATTCACCCTATTGTCTGAGGAAATGAAGAGAATCACAAACAGATTCGATATCCCAGTACTTATGACGGTTGAGCTTAGAAAACCAAACGGAAATAAGCCTCCTACGGTTGACGACCTAAAGGACACGGTTGACCTACATTATGATTCGGACATAGTTTTCCTACTCCATAGCGATAGTGAGCGAAATAAAGATAGTACAAAATACATTGACGCAATGATAAATGGCAAGGAGCATCATTCTCCAATCGTTGACTTGATTGTAGCGAAGAACAAATTGTCTGGGTTCAAGGGAACCATTGAATATGTCCTTGTCCCAAGTTTAGCAATCTACCAAGAAGAGGATTATTTCAGGAAAAATTTAGCTCAAGGGGTAATGAGGTTAAAGAATATAGGGGTTGAGGTAAAGAAGGACGTTGGTTGTCCATGGTAATGAAAGGAGTGTCAAGCTGTGAAGGATGATGAATTCGACGACATTATGAAGAATATATCCAGATTGGTAGGAGTGCTGAAGAAAACTGATGAGAGATGAGGAACCAAAATGAAATACATGATTCGCCAAATGCAATTACAAAAGGTTTATGGGGAAATGAACGCGCTATTGGCTACATTTTATGATCCGCATGATGGCGGCGGACCTGAGTATCCCGATGCTCGTAAAATTATTGAAGATATGATCGAGGAATTAGGAAATAACTTTGGATAGGGGGAATCAAAATGAAAATGTCAAAGGAAAAGTTTGATGAAATTGCGAGAAAGATAGTTAAGTTGTTGGAGGTGAGAGGATGAAAAAGGATTTATTACTCTTTGGGGCAATACTGGAAAGCGATATATACGATGATGGATACGGAATAACAGAGGATGACGAGCGACTTCTTCGCGTGGCACTCATGAAAGTATACGGGGTTTGCGAAAGTGATTCAGCCGAAAGGAAAGAGGAGGCGGATGCCATTGTTTTTGAAGATATGAAAAAGTTGGTTGTTGAAACGAGATGTAAGGTAAACATTTTTGTAAATGAGTCGAAACAAGATTTAGCGATAAATCTTAACTTCTGGAACATAGCTCGGGAACTCCTGCATGAAAGCAATTGCCGGAAGCGTCGATACGCCTGTGTTATCGCTAACGATGGGGTAATCATAGCTACTGGGTACAATCAACCTCTCGCAGCATGTACTACGTGCGTTAGGATGGATGTCGAACATAACACAGGGAGTTACGATGATTGTCCAGCGGTGCATGCTGAAGTTTCTGCCTTGATTAATGCTCCGCAAGAGTTATTGGAAGGTGCTGAACTCTACCTAGTCTGTGCTGACGAACCGAATCCTATACCATGCCCGGGGTGTGCAAAATTGCTGAAATGGGCAGGGGTTAAGGTGATGAAGGAGGTTGAGGGGTGAGCGAGAAGGAGAAAGCTGTTGAATTACTGAAGGCCCTTACTTCCTATGTCGAATGGGATTGTATATGGGAATCTATCGAAGGATGCAATGGAAAGTGTATTTTCAGTAAAAAGGTTAAAATAGGAAACAATTCTATCTGTTCCGCTATACGGGAAATTCAGCGAGAATTAAGGGATTGTATGGGTGGTGAAATAAAATAAAACACGGCAACATGCGAACCTATGGCACAATTCTCACGGAAAAACTAGCCAGCGAAAAATGCACGACAAGGGCTAGTCCTTGCGTTCGCTACTTCGTGAATGCTGAGGGTGAGAGGATTTCGAGTCCTGAAGAGTTTGAGATGAGTAGGGATGCGTTTATAACTCCTACAGAATACAGAAAGAGGGTGGATGGGTTGCCTAAGAGAGACGAGCGAGGTAAGTTCGTTAAGAAGTCAGCAGAGGGCACGGAAGGGGCATTTAAAGAGAGTAAAGAAGTTGAGGGTGTGATTGTTGGGGGAGGTGGCGAGGAATGTTCTAGAGCGTCATATATGGACGAAAAGTTTGGACTGGAATGGGCCGAGAAGGAATTGAGACACGAGCATCCTGAGTGGAAAGAAGGTGATATTTGTCCTGATTGCGGAAAGTTTGAGGTTGAGGGGAAAACCGGACTGTGCAAAAGTTGTAATGATGAGCTGAAGAATACAGACATGAGTTATTTTGATGAAAATAAGGATGATCTCGAAGGATTAGCGGAGCCTGAACCTGCGTGGGGCACATTAAGCGATAATCAGTTAGCGAGGATAATGGGAGCAGTTAACAAACTCGAAACTGAAGAAGATGACGAAGAATTGTTGACAGAAATCGGTGGCTGGCTGAAGGGAATCAGAGAGAGAACAATTAAGCGAGCTGGGATTAAGTTTGACGAGCGAATGACCGAGATGATGGCCGGGGTACAGGGATAATAAATTAAAATAATCGGAGGAAGATAATAATGAATAGTGCTAATTTAGTTGGTCGCCTTTGTGCTGACCCAAGTTTAACGTATAGCCAAGCAGGTGTTGCCGTATGTAAATTTACCCTTGCCGTGAATCGTCCGTTTTCTAAAGAAAAAACAGCAGACTTTCTGCCTGTGATTTGTTTTAAAGCTACTGCTGAAAATGTTGCAAATTTTTTATTCAAGGGCAGCGAAGCATCCGTTACTGGATCAATTCAAACCTCGACATGGGAAAAAGATGGGGTTAAACAATACAAGACAGAGATTTTAGCGGAGAGAGTTGGCTTTATTGGTGGCAAGGCGCAACAAAGCAATAACAACGCAACAAGTGGTAATCCTGCCTTTGGGACAGAGGTACAATTAGACGAAACAATACCGTTCTGATAATAATTATAAATAGGGGTGCATACAAACCATCCACCCCTCGAAGGAGGCCACAATGAAAAACACAAAAACAGCTCGACTAAAAACCCTCTACCCTACGCTCGCTGAACTCGAAAAGGCAATAGGAAAGCATGGAAACGCATCAAAGCTTGCTTGCCACTTGAGTATGAGTCGGAAAACTATTACAGATTACAGACTGACATTGGGTGGCAATGGAACTATTCAGAGTGGTCGCAGGTACATGAAGGATTGTGAGTTGGATGAGAATATTCGCAAGGTAGTCGAGGATGCAGGGGTTGTTGGGGTTGGGGAAGCGCATCAGTGGATGGGGAAGGTTAAGATATGAGGGTTAAGCGACCAGGTGGAAAATATCACGCTAAAAAAACTGTTGTCGATGGGATAATCTTTGACAGTAACAAAGAAAGTGTTAGGTATATTGAATTAAGGAATCTAAAAATGGTTGGAATAATTAAAGACTTCACATGTCAACCCTCGTTTGTTCTACAAGAAGGATATAGGCGCAAAGACGGAAAAAGAATACGGGCCATTAAGTATGTTGCAGACTTCGAAGTTATTTATCCTGACGGACATGCGGAAATAGAGGATGTAAAGGGTGTTCTGACTCCCGTTTTTAAGCTCAAGCAAAAGATACTCGAAAAGGTTTATCCTGATATTAATTTTAAGGTGGTAATGAAGTGAAAAGTTGCAGACATTGCAAACACGTATTCCAGCAACTAGAAAAAACTTGTGGGGTATGTAACAAGCACTATGGATTTCCAAAATGGGAACCGAAAACTCCTGTTATCCCAACCAAACTAATGGGTACCACAGACCCCATATTCCTTCCATACCGCAAGCGCGCCGACGATGCAGGGGCAGACCTACGAGCAAGGATAGATTCGTCCGTCCTCCTGCATCATGGACACATGCTTAAAATACCATCAGGAATCGGGGTATCTATCCCCGAAGGGTATGTTGGGCTAATACAACCAAGGTCGGGAGCATCATCCGAGGGGAAGCTCGTTATCACTGGCACAATTGACCCCGGTTATTCTGGTGAAATGTCCATGAATATATTTAATCCTTTCGACTCGAATTATGTAGTTATCAACCCAAAAGAGCGCATAGCCCAACTCGTTGTGGTGCCTTGTCTACAGACTGAGTTTGTGCAGGTTGATGAGCTGGGAGAGAGTGAGCGCGGAACCGCGGGGTTCGGATCGACAGGAAAGGAATGAGCTTGACTATGGAAACCATCAGAACTTGGCTGAAAATCCTGAACGAGAAGTATTTGGCGTTACCGAGGGTTGATGATCAGAGGAAGACAGAGAAGGAGGAATAGGTTTTGGAGGAAAAGTTTAGCTCTATCCTTGAGCAAATTATTGAGCTACTTACCAAGAAAAGAAACGACTATGGAGACAACTATGAACAGGGTAGAGAGAAGCGTGGACCGGTTGCCTTTTATCTTCGCATAGAGGATAAATTGAACCGCATTGAACAGTTGGATTCTAATCCTGCGCAAGTTAAGACGGAGTCAATTGAGGACACGCTTAACGACATTATAGGATATTGCACTCTTGAGATTAATTATCGAAGGGAGAAGGAATCATCGGAGAGTACAAGGTTAAGGTGCGCTGATGGTTTCTGCACAAATGAGGAAATGG